CGGCCCTTCCTGAATCGCCGTCAGTCCCACCGTGCCCGCCTGGCCTGGCAGCGCGGCGCGCCCACTCAGCCACGTCTGGTCGCGGTTCACCCGGTCCAGGTCAAGCCGTGATTCTTCGCCAAACACGTTCTTGCTCATGCGCTACCTTTCAGGGTGCGCTGCGTTAGCGTCACCGACGGGCCAGCATCGCGCACGCCCTTGACAATCTGTTGCCGCAATAGCAGCGACGGGCCGGCGTTACGCAGCGATAGCATCAGCGTGCCCTCATCGCGCGCCCATTCCACTTCGTCGATGTATGCCACATTCGGATCGTCCCACAGCGCGCCGGAGCCCGGCGGTTGACCGGCCCCCAGGATGTTCTGCGCGCGCAAGTAGAAGCCGGGCCTTATCAGCTCGGGCCGCGTGGGATTTCCGCAACTGTCCAATAGCTGCTCGTTGCGCCACAGATATTCCGCCGTGGTGGGCGCCTGCTCGTAGATCAGATCGCGGTTCTCATATACCCCACAGCTCCAGATGTTGCCCGCGGCGTCACCCATCTCCTGAGCGCGCATCAGCAGGTCGCCAATGCGCTGCGGGATCGGATAGGCGTCTGCAGTAAGCTGCATGGTATTGACGCCGATGCGCCCCACCCCTACGAACTGCGCATCTGTTACCAGGTTAGTGATGAGTGTGGTGGCCGTGGTGGTCAGCGAGTGCTCCCAATAGCGCCAGAACGTCGTGCCCCAGAATCCGGCCAGTGTCACCGCGAGGCTGTCCGGCCCGTCATCCGTGCCAATAAAACGCGAGCGCGGCCAGGCGTTCTCGGTCAGGGTGCGGTCCCTGAGCGCCGTGGCGGGCGTCGCCATCGATCCCGGCAGCGTGATGACGTATTCCATCTCCCCGAACTCAGCCACACTGTCCTCGTTGTCACTCCATCCGGTATCCAGGCGCACGCCATAGCTCGCAATCTCGATCACCTCATAGCTGACCGGGGTCTTGCCCGCTGGGTAATCGCCATTCCAGCCGCGGTTGTCGAAGGCGCGATGCGCCGCGGTATAGACCGTGATCCTGGTGTTACCCACGCTTACCGGGCCCAGGTAGCCCCAGGAGGTTGTGTTGTCGGAGTTGGAGACCTGGATGCGATAGAGCGAATCACCGGCAATCGTCTGCCAGTCCGAAAAGTCCTGCCCGGCATCGCTGAAGATATTGAGCTCGACGACGTTGTAAGTATTCGGCGTGAGGCCGCCCGGGTTCTGCCCGTTCCATCCGGGGATGGTCAGTGCAGTATCGGTGTAGACCCGCACTTCGACGTTAGCGATGTCTTCCCCAAGGTAGGCCCAGGTAAGCGTGCCGTCTGTGTTGGTCACGTCGATGCGATAGACGGCATAGCCGCTCACAGCGCCATAGCCGTCAAAGTTCTGTCCGGCGTCGGTGAACGTAGCATCGGCGCCCTCGGTCGTATAGGAGAGCGCCGCCTGTTCTGTATCGGCGACTGGATAGGCTATGGCCCCCTGGTTAATATCCGTGATCGCCAGGTCAGCGTAGTACACGTCAACGTTGTTGTGCCAGCGCTCGGGCTCCAGGCTGATCTCGTAGACCGCCCCGCCCAACGTGAGCTGCATCTTGTAGACGATACCTTCCCAGGCCGTCGCCCCGTAGGCCATTTCACGAACTGCGCAGCCGATCCAGTTGTTAAAGTAGTTCTGTAGTTGTTGCCCGCCCACGTCCTCCGGCGACACGTAGAAGCTGCCGGAATAGAAGCCGCCTACCGCGCGGCTGATGCGCCGGTAGTTGCGCGCGATGCGGCTGATGTTGGCTAACCCGTAGGCCGCCGCGTAGGCGGGGCGTCCCTCCAGCCAGATCCCGCTTCCGTTTAGGCTCATTCGTTCCCTCGCAGTGAGCGCCAGCGACTATACACCTGCAGCGATGGGTCCCAATCGTCGGTGATACTGGTTTCTTTGCTCAAGCGTGCCACAACGCCATACATGCGCCCGTCACCCGGAGGCACAGTATCACCGTTGGCAGCTACGTTCCCCAGCGCCTCAATCTCGTTCGTGCCCGTATCCAGCGCCACGCTGACCAGATCCCCCAATGGCGACTCGGTGATGTAGGCTATATCGCCTGTTCCGCCCCCCATGTTCTCAGCGTAGAGGAAATACTCATCTGCCGGCACAAGCACCAGACAGTCCATGTCCAGCGACCCGGCGCCGCTGGTTTGCCGCGCCGACACCCGCAGCGCATAGTTCATGTCGCGCGTTGCGGCAATAACGGCGGTGCCGATCCCGCGCAGATCGCGCATCGGGATCTGCGCGACCCCCAGGTTGTACATAACCCATTCGTCCGTTGCCACCTCAACGATAGGGCCAATCACGCGCGCCATAGGATCAAGCTTGTACATCTGGTACAGTCGCACATCTGCCGTTCCGGCGGTAATCTTCGCGCGCAGTAACACGACGAAAGTGCCGAAGTTGTCGGCATAGTTGGCGCCACCGACTGCGGCCGTCAGGTACATTGTGCAACGCGCGGCCCATCCCGCCTCAGTGGCAAATGTGCAAGTGGCCTTGGTGTTGCCCGCGCCACCTGGTGAGGCTGTCGCGTCGGCCGCTACCGCCGTGTCGTCGGTCAGCGTAGATAGCTCCAGTTCCCAGCGCGGCACGAAGTTCGCCAGCGTGCCGTGCAGTGCGGAACTGCGGAATCCGAACCAGCCGTAGTAGTAAGTGCGCGCCGCAAGCGAAGTGGTAAGCGCCAACAACCCAAGCCGCCCACCGTCCCCCGTAATGTCGGCAGCCGGAGCCGCGGTATAGTCAAACGCGCCGCCTAACACGTTCAGGTTCGTGGTTGCTGCTACTCCCGGCGTGGTCGTAGTCTCCCACCACCCGCCGCGCGTGATGTTGAGCTGGTACGATGCCTGGTGCTGCATGGCTTCACAGTCAAACTCCGCATTCAGCGGCGTGTAGCTCAAGCGCTTGACGATGGCCCGCCGCTCGCCGGTCTCGTCATTGCGCTTGGCGTGCAGCCACACCGGCACCTCATACGATGGGTTCTCGCGGTAGCGCGTGACACGCAGCATCAGGTCGTCGAGGAGCTGAATCTGCGCCGCCATCAGATCGTCGTCGGCCGTCACGATCAGCACCGTGGGCGTCTCCTCAACGTCCTCGCCATCGACGGTCGCCTTGGGCACCCAGGACACCGTGTGCCAGGCGCCGGCATCGAAGTCCATGTCAACGTCAGTCGTACCGTAACGAAACTTTGCTATGCGTGCCATTAGAACTCCATCTGGGCCAGCGCCCGCAACGACGCCAGTTGTGTGCCTTGGAAGATCGGGTTGATGAGCGTGACATGCCGGCTCTGGTTGTAGGATTGCATCGCTGCGACGGCCCCCGCATTACCGGACGCGTTCGCGGCTTCGCCGGGGCGCCCCAGCGGCGCCAGCAGCGCGCTTAAGTCGGCGTCGTAGCCGGGTTGCCCCTGCGGAATGAAGATGGCGCGCTCGGGGCCGGCCTCGCCAGCGATGAACGGCGTCGCCTGGTTGACGAAGTAGTCACCGCCTGCGGCCTGCATTTGCGAGGGCGCGGGTGCCGTTCCCACGCCGTGGTGCTGTTCGGTGAAGATCGTCGTAACCTTGATCTCTTTGTCGGAGAGCAAGTCCAGCGCCGCCTTCAGCCCGGCAGCTTGCCCGGTGGCGCGCTGCAATTCGCCTGCAGCACCACCTGCCGCGGTTGTAATGGCGCCGATGGCTCCTGGCCCTTCCTTGCCCAGGTTGGCGATCTGGTTTCTGGCGGCGTCGGCGTCTATCCCCAGATCGTTCAGCGCCGTTCCGCCTTCCTCAGCCAGCGCCTTCAGCGGATCAATCGTATCGTCTGCGGCGTCAGCGATGCGCTTGATGGCATCCTCAGCGCTAAGGCCCTCCGTGGCCATGTCGGTCAGTACGCCGGACACCACGCCCCACATCTGGACCGCCGCCTGGTCGACTAAACCGAACTGCTCGGCCAGCCGGACGTAGAAGTCCGATTCAGCCGGCGTTATCTCCTGGTCCGCCGCAATCTGCATCTGGACCATGCCCAGGATGAACGTCTTGACCATTTCGTCAGTCGAGTCGATGACTTCCTGGATGTCGCCGTTGACGCCGGCGAGGTCTTCACGCAGACCGGCAAGCTCTTTCTCTTGCGCCGGCGTGCGGTAGCGTAGCCCCTCAAGCGCGGAGATCTTGGCTTGCAGTTCCCCGGCCTTGTCGCGTAGCTCGCCGATCTTGACCTTGGCGTCGTCGATCTGTTCGGAGAACGTCTGCTGCGTGCTCCACACGATGCGGTCGAACGCGGCGGCGGTTTCATCTGCGGCGGCGGCGGCCTTCTCAGCTTCCAGCGCCCATCCCGCCAGAATCTCACCGCTGCCGGCGTTTGACATAGCGATGCCGTTCTGTTCGATAGCCCAACCCATCTCTCCGAATGCCGCGGCGCTATCGTTTGTCGCGTCGGTGAGGTGCTTGATCCCGCCCGCCGCCTCACTGGCGGCGTCACCAATGCGGGTGATAAGCCGTTCCTCAGCCCCGTAGCCCATCGACTGCAGCACGCGGCGCTGCGCTTCGAGATCTTGGGTGAAGTCGCGTACCTGCTTGCCGGTTTGCTGCGAGCTGGTCCCGACGTGCTTGGTCTTGGTCGCCAGCTCTATGCTGGCCTCCCCAAGCCGCGTCGCAGTCTGAAACGCGGAAAGATAGTCGCCGGCAAGCAGCGATACCGCGATGCCGCTGGCAGTAGAAACGCGCTCGCCGAGTCCGAGCATTGACGTGGCGAACCGCGCCGATGCCCCCAACCCGAGCAGCGATTCCCCTGCCTCGCGCGTCGTCTCCAGGAAGTCGGCATAGTTGCTCAGGATTGGCCCGGCGATTTCCGCGGCGTTGGCTTTCAGCGCATTGGTGGCGTTCGTCGTCTCTACCGTCAGCCGCGCCCAGGAATCGGCGAAACTCTCGGTGGTGCCCCCGGCTTGCTCGATCAGCCGCGATCCCGCCTCGATGGTGCCATTCAGCAACGCGATCTGCTTTTCCTCAGCGCTCAGTTGGTCGACGGTCTTTCCGATGCTGGCGGCATAGGCGCGGTTGGCTTCGTCGATCTTGACGACGATGCCCAGGTTGTCGAGGATCATCGGGCTGGCGCGCTTGATGCCCGTAGCGATGGATTCGTACATATAGGCCGTGTCGCCCAACGTCGGGTTGAGCGCGTTGGCAGCCTTGGCAATTTCCATCAGTTGCCCGGCGCTTCCGAGCAGCCTGCCCTGCAACTCCTCGCTGGCCCCGGCGGTCAGCGTCAGCGACGCCTTCATCAGCGTCATATCGTCGACGGTGCCCAGCGATGCGTCACGCAGCGTCTGGATGCTCAGGCCCAGGCGGTCGAAGCTCTGCGTCGTCTGGATGACCGCGGCGCCCTCTTTGGTGAAGTCCCAGACCTCTTTTATCGCTTGCGCGGTCTTTTGGATGGCCTGGCCCGCCATCTGGATACCCGACTTGAGGTCGGTCAGGCTCAGGCCAAACGCCTTGATCCCCGGCGTCGCTTCGTCTTTGCTCTTGAGGATGACTTCAATCGTGTTGGCCATGCGCTCTCCTCAGCTTCATCACCGTCTGGCATACGCCCCACTCGTCAGGATGCGCGGCCTGCCAGTCGACCTTGCTCGTGGCTTGCACTAGCCCACGCCAGGCGCGGTAGACGTTCGCCGCTGCGCTCATGCGGTCGAGCAGCCCGGCAGGCTGATCGTCCAAGCCCCCAGCGCGGGGCAGCGCGCCGTAGGTCTGCGTCCGCCAGTACAGCGTGAGTGCTGGCGGCGGCGCGTGATGCTTCGGATCATCAGCGTATGCCGCCGCCGCCAGAATCATTCCCCCGGCACCTCGTAGGCTTTGACGATCGCGGCGTCGAGCTTGCGCGCCAGATCGCGCACCTTGCCCGGCGTCAGGTCACCCACGGCGCTCTCTTCCAGGTCAGCGATAACGCCGGTGCGACAGGCGGCCCGCACGTTGATGCCGTTGCTGCGCGTCGCGTCCAACGTCTCAGCAGTCTGGCGTTGCTGGCGTAGCGTGGTGGCGTACTCACCCAGGAGCGCCTTGAAGCGCTCATCGCCAACGCTCTCGCCCGACGCCCGCAATGCTTTGACGAACGCGATCAGCGCATCCGCCAGCGCTGCGGGCGCCAGGTCCGTGACCCCCGCGGTCAGATCGGCGCGCGCCTTGAAGAACGCCTCTACGTCACGCTGCAGCAACTCGTCTTTGACGGTTGGCATCGTGGCGCCGCCTAGCTGACGAACGTGTCAGAGTCGATGTAGCCGAAGATGTCCGCCTCGAAGGGAATCGGGTTGGCGTTCCCCGCATCGAGCGCCGGGTACTGAAACCCGACCAGCTGCGGATTGTCGGTCATCTCGTACTGCGCATCGCCCACCGAGCCGCCCTTGGGAATCCAGCGCACGCAGAGCTGCTTGTCGCAGTCGCTGATGCCCGGCGTTTCCCACAGCGTCTTGATCAGCCAGAACGCCTCGGTCGGTACCTCGGAGTACACGCCTCCGATGGTGACGGTGAGCGGCGGCTGCTTGCCCCCGGCGATGACGTGGCGCGCGTCTCCGAAGACCGGCGTCGACCCGGTAGTGCGCGTAGACTTGGGTACAACGACCGTGTTCATCTCCCCGCCCACGTCGACCCACGGCCCGGTGCAACCCGGCTGAATCTCCAGCCTGCTGCATGCTTGCGATACACCATCTGCAGTCTTTACCATTTCCCTTATCTCCTCCCACACCCACATGGTCTTTTGATTGACACGGCGTCCGTGGCTTGTTTCTGCCAGTGCGCCAACTCCGCAGCCGTCAGTCCTTCGACGGCCTTGGCCTCTACCAATGCCCCCAGCGTGGTGACGCCAGCGGCAACCAACACGTCCAAGATGACCTCGATGCCCTTGAGCATCGCCACGGGCGGCGCGCTCACCGGAACGACGATGCCCTTATCCAGCAGCGTCTGGAGCGTCGCCGGTGTCATCCGCGTTGACGGGAACACCTCGCCCTCCGCGATGCCGATATTGAGATGCCGCAGCGCCCGCATCAGCATCAGAACGTCCTCAGCCGCAACACGAACCGCGCGCCCATGTACTCCACGCTGGCATAGGCAAAGATCACCCGGTTCCACGACCACTGGAATGAGCGGATGCCCTCCAGCCCGAACGGCGGGCAGCCCGCTTCCTCGAAGGCCGTGTGTAGCTCGTCAAGCCCGGCGACCAGCGTCGCCATGTCCTCGTCGATGTGGTTGCGCTGCCGGGCGTAGTAGTCAACGTGCACGATGATGGTCGACTGAATCACACCGCCCTGGAACGTGGTGAACTGCGTCCCGCTTTCAGCGGCCACGTTCTCACACGCCTCCGGGTACACCTGCAGCGTCGGCGTGTCGTTCATGCCCTCGGTAAGCTCGTCGTAGGACTGCGTGCGCGATACCGACGGGCAGGCTATGGCCAGGTACGCCTCTATCGAGTCACAGATTTGCGCATAGGTGATCGCCATTAGCTATTGCTCCTGATGATGCTGGTCACAGCCTCGCCGATGTAGCGCACGATGCGCTCACGGTTCTCAGTCAGCGCGCGCTCCAGATACTTGACCGCCTTGGTGCCCCGCCGCGAGATGGCGCGTGCAATCAAGAACGCCACTGCGAGATCCTGACCCGCCTGAGACGCCTTGCTCCCTACGCGGCGGTGCGTCTTGATTGAATAGCTGCCCGCAAGGCCCTTGTGGCGCACCCAGGCGGCTATTGCAGAAAGTGGCGGGAAGTGCGCCTTGGTGCCCAGTTCCACGAACGGCGCATAGACCACATTGCTGCCCACCACGCCTTGCACCGTCGTGCCCGCCGCTCTGACTTCCGGCGTGATCGACGCCCGCAGGCGCCCGGTGTCGACCGGCGCGTTGATCTTGGCGCTGCGTTGCACCAAGAGCGTCGCCTTGCGCATTCCGTCCAGCATCGGCTCGCCGTGTAGGTCAGTGACGATCTGCTCCATGCGCTTTTGCTGTTTCTGCAGCCCCTTGATCTCGATCTGGATTTGTGTCATAGGCCGTACATCACGCTGTTGATGTGCCGCCCGTCCACTAGCAGCCGGCGGATGTCCGGGTCGAGTGATTGCTGGTACAGCAGCATTCCCAGCTCGCCATTGGCCAGCGCGTCAGCCATCGCGCCCTGCAGCCGCTTGTACCAGCGCGCCGATTGCATCACGCACGCCTCAGCGATGTCCGCTGGCGGTGTGGCGCTGTAACCCCAGCGCGCCGTGACTTGCACCGTCGGCCCCGCGTAGCTCTTGGTGAAGATGGAATAGGCGCCGTCTGGCGTGACCATCAGCCCGGTGTAGGGCAGGTCGGCGAACTTGGGATGCTCGAAGCTGCCGCTGTAGCCCAGCCAGTCCGCTGCCGCCCAGGCGGTGTAGGTCGTGGAGTCCCAGGCGTCCTTGACGGCGACCGCGGTGATGGCGATGCTGGCGTCGATGCGCTGCCAGCGCTTGCCGTTCCCGGCGTACGGACGCGCGCTGGCTACGGCGGGCGCCTGGTAATACTCCAAGCCCGGCAGGTAGTGATTCACCGCCCGGTCGATGTTCACCGTGGCTCCAGCAAGTATTTGCAGCAACACCGCATCATCCGCCGCGCTATCGCGGTCAATCTGCGCCCTCAACTGTGGTACTGTCGCGTATGGCATACCGCCTCCCTCAACGCAAAACGCCATCCGTCCGAGGTCGTCAGACTCTCGAAACGATGGCGTTCTGTGTGTACAGACTGCCTGCGGGTCTCCCCGCTATGTGCTCGCTATGCTATGGCCCCGGCCTCCGACAGAATGCCGTCGCCGTCGCCACCACTACCTTACGCAGCGGGTGGGTCTTTGTACCGCTGACCACGGTCACGTCCCAGCCTTCCGCGCGTAGCTTTTCCACTTCCTTGTTGGTCAGCGGGAAGGTGTAGTCATCGGCGACCAGCCAGCCGCCCGGCTTGACGTGCAGCGCTCCGAGGATGATCGAACGCCGCCGTTCGTTCTGCGTCAGGCAGTCCACGAACACCAGGTCATACAGCCCTTCGTCGGTGATCGTGTCGGGCAGCGTCTTGGTTGGCGACAGCCGCAGATCGACGCCCTCCATCCCTTGCTCGTTGAGCGCATCCTTTACCGCCGCGTACCAGTCCGGGTCATCCTCGATGCTAACGACGCTCTTGGCGCGCTTGGCAAACCAGAGCGTTGAGCCACCGCTGCCAAACTCCCACACCGTCTTGCGTGGCACCAGCAAGCCCAGCAACTTCGTCGTCATCTCAGTCAGGCACGGCGTTGCCTCGATTGCCCCGTGCGGTTTGTAGTTCGCTCTATCAGCCATTGGACCTCACATATTCATAGGTTGGCGACCCGCCGAACTTCAGCGTTCGCGTGTATCCGCACGGGCGCAGGATGTCGTCAGCCGCCGCCAATTCGCCCAGCGTCATTAGCTCGATGAACAGCGCCGGGTGATCGCGCTTCAATAGCGCCGCGGCCCCCTGCAGCGCCGCAATCTCTGTCCATTGCACGTCCAGCTTGACCACCGTCACCGGGTAGAGGCACAACGCCAGCAACGCATCAAGCGTCGTCACGTCCACGGCGTCCCCGGCGACCAGGTTGTACTCGCCGTGCATTCTGCCCGCGTGGAGCATCGCGCCGCGGCCCGGTAGCGCACCCAGCGCCGCGCGTACCGGCGTCACCTTGTCCTGCAGTCCCGACAGTCGCACGTTCTCCAGCAGATGCGCCATATTGCGCTCTACCGGCTCGACCGCCAGCACCTGCTGCGCACAGAACGCGGCAAAGAAGAGCGTGTGGTTGCCGATGCACGCGCCGCCGTCGATGAACGTCCCGCCGCGGTAGTGCTTGCGAATGTGCGCCAATAGCGGCGCCTCGTAATAGCGACCCTTGAGCCACTGCTTTTGCTGGTGCAATGGCGGCTGGATCGTCACCAGCACCCCGCCGGGAAGACTCACCGTCTGCGCGCTCACTTGCGCACCTCCAGGCCCAGCACGCGCAAGCCCTTGTCGTTGGTGCGGTCGCCCTTGCGGCGGTTCACCGCAAACAGCGGCGTGACCCGCTGCAGCTCTACGGGCGTGATCTTGCAGCGCCGCGGCACTACGATGCGCGCCACGCCCCGGCGCTTCAGGTGCGCCGCAATCAGCAGGTCGTCATTCAGCGGCCACGTGCGCCATTCGTCGAAGATCCCCACGTCAAACAGAGTGCGCTGATAGAGCGCCCCGTAGACCCCGGTGATGATGTCCACGCGCGTCGGGGCGGTGCACTTCTTCAGCACCAGCCGCGAGCGCTTGTAGCCTTCCCCGTTCAGCACCCGCCCGCGGTAGCCCAGCGCCGCGTCTGGGTAGCTCTTAGCCCAGTCCAGCAAGCCCGCGGCCCATCCCACGCCGTAGATGCAATCGTCATCGGCAGTCAGGATCGTGTCGAAGCCCGCCTCCAATGCCGGCAAGAGCTTGGTGATCGGCCCGCGGTCTGCGACGATCTGGACGTGCACGCCCGGCTGCTTCAAGAAGTCCGGAAGCGCGCCCAGCGTGGTCGCAGAGCGTGCGATCTTGCGCACCGCCCACACGTGCACCGGCAGCCCCTGCGCCACGAGCGACGCCAGGCACGGACCGATGTGCGCGATGCGGTCCGGGATCGTCGTCATGCTGATAACCGTGCTCACTTGCCCCTCAGATTGCGGCGGATGATGTCCGGCGTCATGCGCTTGTGGTACGTGCGCGAATGCTTGCCGCAGTACGGGTCCCACAAGCTCCCAAAGTCGATCAACCACGAGTGCTTTCCGATGACCGGCTGCAATCGGTGAATGAGCACCTTCGCTGCCGGCCCGGCGCTGAATGAGATCACCACGTTCTGCAAGCCGCGCAGTTGCGCCTCGATAGCGTCAGCATCGGCCCAGCAGTCGTGCGTCTTGACCGCCACGAACACCGAGGCGAACGGTAGCTTCATCAGCCACGGCGGCCCCACCACCACCACGCGCTGCCCGCGTAGCGCTTCGACCAGCGGGTACAACTGGCCCTGCAGCGATGCCTTGGTGAACACCTCGCCATCGTGCCACTGTAGGTCGGGCGCTCTGTCAGCCAGCCACGCCTCAGCCTTGGGTAGAATGCCGACGCGCGTCAGGAAGCTCACGCTCTGCATTGCCGTGAAGACGCCGCGCGGTTGCTTCAGGCTTGCTGCCAGTGCCTGGCGCAAGTCAGGCGTGAAGCGCTGCGACCCCGAGCGCGTCTGGTGGTATAGCTTCAGGATGCAGTCCCACTCGCCATTGCCATAGCGCGCGAATGCGAAGCGCTCCCCGTTGCGCAGCTTGTCAACGTACCATTGCAGCCCGGGCGCGTAGAGGTTCACTTGCGCCTCCGGTCGTGCCCGATGTACAGATATTCGTTGTCGACGCCCGGCTTGCACACGCCCGGCAGCACCGCCCACTTGACGCCTTGCTGCCAGCAGACGAACGGCAAGCTCACCTGATCGCGCACGCTGCCGCTTTCCATCTCTGCCCACCACGCCTCATTCAGCGCGCGCATCGCCGGTGTGTTGCGGCGGATCACGACCCGCGTCGCCGCCAGCCCCCAGTTGTCAGGCATCCCCGCGTTGCGGTAGCGCGTAGTCTGCGCGGCCAGCGTCGCCGGGTGGTCCTTGCCGATCTTGGCACAGAACGCGGCTTCGGTGTACAGGCAGCGGCGGTCCCAGTGCTTGAATGTCACCAGGTCGCTATTCGGGAAGCGCGCTGCCAGCGTCAGCGGGTGCACCCGCAGCCGCACGTTGCCGTCAACCCAGATCGACACGTCATGCTCCGGCAGGTAGCGGTGCGGCAGGGCCTTGTAATGCCGCGCGGTGCGGCGGTTATCCCAGGCGGGTACGACGCTGCGCTGCGCCCAGGTTGCCGACGCTCCGACGCTGCCGGTGTCCGCAATCAGCAACGGGCGCTTGCCGCCCCACAGCCCCACCTCAAACTTCGGCGCGTCCACGAATGCGATGTGCTCCACGTCGTCGCAGCCGGGCATGGCGCTCCACAGCCGGTCGATGGTGCCGATGATGGCGGTGTAGACGATGACCTTCACGCTGCCGGCCTCCGGTAGGCGCGGATGCTGCCCGCCGCCAGAATCAGAAACCAGTGCGCCTCGGCCTCCCACTCCAGCACCGCGCGCTTGACGCCCGCGTGCTTGGCGGCGACGCGCGGGTCCGGTGCGTAGTCGTGGAAGGCGATCACGCCACCGACCGGCACCTTCGGCGCCCAGCCCGCGATGTCGCGCTTGACGGCCTCATAGCTGTGATCGCCGTCGATGAACAGCAGGTGGGCCAGCGAATGAAGCGTGACACTTGCCGCTGTCCGCGCTGACCACCTCAGCCCGCAGTGCCTTGTCCAGGATGTGCCCCTGCGGGTATACCGTGTCGATACCGACCAGCCGCGCTTGTGGCGCCCCGGCGCGCATACAGTACATCGTCGCGCCGCGAAAGATGCCGATGTTGACGATCACGGTATCAGCGCCGAACTGCGTCTCGACCTCCAGCGCGATACGCCGCAGCCATTCCCGCTCTGCCGGGATGACCGCCTTACCCACCGCACTCTGCCAGGTTGCCATCGTTAGCCTTTCCTCAGCTTGCGTAGTTGCGCCTGATCGTGGTTGCGCCAGGTGGTGCGCAAGCCCGACCCGTGATGCTTATGCTCCAGGTACACGTCTTTGATCCACACGCTCAGCCAGTGGCGGCGCTTGGCCCGTTGGCAATACTCGTTGTCGCTACAGTAGTGAATGAAGCGCTCGTCAAGTAGACCGATGTCCGCTATGACCTGCCGCCGCACCAGCACGCACCAGAAAGAACGACAACTGGTCGACCACCTCGATGCCGCTCATTCCGGCACGCCCGTTCCCGCTGCGCCCCGCGCTGCGACCCGACGGCCCGACGATGCCATAGCGCGCATTCGAGTACAGCGCCCGCTGCAGCGTCGCCAGCCAGCCGTGTTGTAAGCGCGAC